GCCATTTCAAATGCTGCATTGCGTAGGTGTTTAGTAGCACCCGACTCTTCTAGCTGATCGTGTATTTTCTTTTGCATTTTCTTTGCAGCAATTAATGCTGGACTAAATGCAATAGCTGTAGGTGTCTTACCCGGCCCTTCTTTTAATTTGTCAGAAACAGGTTCCAGTTTGCTTTCCAGCACCCCAAGTTTTTCTTGTAAGGACTGCGCTGTGGCTCCCGGCGGTAAGTCTTTGCCGTCACCTGCAAAACCGTAGGGACTAGAAATAGCAGTTTCACCACGTAATTGTTCTGGTTCTTTAGGGTCAAAATGTACATCGGCAACAACCCCCTCTGGTAATTCAGTTGGCTCAATAGATAAAGGAAAACGCTGGTTAGCAAACAAGACATCAACAATCTGTCCATAAGCTGCCAGCGTTTTAGTTTTTGTTACTTTAATAAATACACGAGATTTTTCAGATTCAGTAAACTGTACATCCGGCCCATACAAACCACGATAGTTACGATAGGCTTTTAGCCACCGCTGTTCATCATCATAACGATAATCTTCAGATCGCTTATAACGATCCAACACAAATGGAATAATGTTACTTACGTCTACGTCCGAAACAGATGTATCATCACTATCTTCTAGTGCAATAGCATCATCTTCAATCATAATATCATCTTCGTTCATATCGTTTTCCTTAGTATCCAAAGGTTGCGTCTGCTACTTGCATACCGCCACCGGGTCTACCCATTGGATCATAATCAAATATACTAAACCTTGGTCTGGACATTATACCATACCTAAGAGCATCATACAAGTGGTCTTCACTCTTTGTGTCAATGTCTTCTGGGTTTTTCTTGTCCAACGGTATTGAGGGAAGTTGGGCCGTGAGGTTTGTGCAAGTATCAAAGAAAACAAGTCTAGGCTCCTCTGTAAATTCATCTATCTGTAGTCTGCGGTGTACTTCGTTCTTGCCAGCTACACGACTGCCCCTGCTTCTATCTGACGGACGCCAGCGACATCCACGACTAATCATTTGCTCCGCAAGAGAAGGACCAGTATCACCACGCTTATGCCAAAGAGAACTGTCCAAAACACCGTACTTAATATTGCCATCTTCCGCTTCCAAATCCAGAATCATATCTGCCAAGTCTGTGGCAAGGACTTTAGAAACGTAGAGTTCTCTATATACCACAAGTTGCTCAGAAGGCGCAACGGCAAACCAAACAACACCACTGTAGCTGCCGTAGCCATAGTCGCAAGCACGAAACTTAACCCAGTTACTAGGGATACGATAAGGCTCAACAACATGAACCCGCCTATCAAACTCAGTGAAAGCAGCACCTTCTTTAATATCCCAGTCGCCCTCAAGAAGCTGCCTACGCTGCTGCTCTGGAAGTGATAGGAGCATGGCTTCGTAATCACCTGCTTGTGCAAGGTATGGGTTATCAGAAAGTCTTGCGGGTATAAATCTTCTCTTGAATAAAGATTTTCCAGCCTTGCTATGTCCTGCTGGATAGCGGAGAACTTCTCCTGTGTCTGTGTCTGTTGCATCGAAGGCTCTATTATATGGCGAAGGGTCAATGAACATTTTCTTTACCCAGTGATGACCTCTTCCGCCGGGGTTAGTCGTAGCCCTCATAAATATTGGCAAATCAGGTGCAGTAGACCGTAGACGAGAACGCATATAATTCCATGCGTATGGTGTGGCCCATTGTGTTAACTCGTCAAAGCCTATCCAGCTAAAAGCTAGACCCTGATAGCGCAATACATCATCATCTCTGTCGAGATAAGACATCCACAATCTTGCACCAGATGGCGCAGTCCACTGCATTTTTCTTTCTGACCACTTAATACCGGGCCAGATTTTCGGGTACAACTCCTGCGACTTAAATATAAGTTCCCGCAACTCCTCTGTAGTGTGTCGCAACAGAAGCCCACTAAACTGTGGATGTCCCATGTAACGTAATGGGTCAGCAAGCATAGCGTAGCTTTTACCACCACCTGCTGAACCGCCGTACAGTACTTCTCGTTCAGCCGCTGCTAGAAACTCTGTCTGTGGTCCCTCGTTTGGCTTGAACAAAACATTAGCGTGTTGTTCTATCTCGCTGCTGTCATATTCAGGTGATACAGTTTCCTGTATCTCAACCTTCGGCTTTAGAGCCTGTTCTTTGGCTACTGATTTCTTCCGCTTTGGCGATTGCCTTTTCCGCATACTCTGCCCACTTGCGGAGGCTTGCAGCTTGATTCTTACGTCTTCGCTCATTGTTTAACCGTTTCCTCAAACCTACATGCGAGATGTATCTGCCAGTCTGCGTACTCAACCAGTTTGCTACTTCACGATAGCTGTATTGATTTACGTGTGACCTAGCTTTCTCTAGCAAATCCAATTCTATTGGTATAGGTTGAAGAATGTCGGGGTCTTCATCATCCTGTTTATATCCGAATGGTACAGTACGTGCAATACGTGGGATGGGTATCCATTCGTTTTCTTCTTTGATGTCTGTTGGCTGTGGTAGCTTCCACTTGCCTATGCTTCTAGTCATCGTCTTCCACTACAGCTTTAGGTGGCATAAGCATAACGCCGCCACTTGCTTCTACCTGCATCTTCTCTGTCTTTACCAGACCTACACGGTCAAGTAGTTCTTTAGCTGCAGACATCTTATCACGAATACCCAACTCAGTCGGGTTATACAAAGCACCTGTCATCGCCATCGCAGCTTTCGGTGCGTTACGTGCCATGTACATTTGTGTTGCCTCAAGGATTTCTTCTTTAAGACCTTTAATAATTTCCGAAGTACTAGAAGAGTCAGCATATCCCGCAATCTTTTTAGCTTGTACCATATCGCCGTTTGCCTGTTCAAACAAAACGTCTAAGAATACTTTTTGCTTCATTGTAAGTTCTCTAGCCATTAATCCAATGCTTTCTTAATAAAATCTACTACCCTATAAGGGTCTAAAAATTTAGTAGGTTTTTTCTTTTTGCCGACATAAGTTTGTGCGCCAGTACCTGCTCTTGTCGGTTTTTTTACATTGGTAAAAATTTTTTCATACTTGTCCGACATTAAAATTCTCCATTGTGCATTGCATTAGCCAGCTTTGTAGCCCGACCTTTTACCTGCCTAGCCCATCTGCTATCCAACATTTCTTTTGCGGCTACATCGTACTGTTCTTCATGGATAGCCGCCCACATCTTTTTAAATTTACAAAGTCTAGGTACACCTAGATTAAATGCCATATCTATAACTATAAGTTGACGTACAGAGTCCAACCTGTCCACGCAAGGGTGCGCACGTACCAGTTCTTCTTCGACAATCTGTACGTCATTTGTTGCTAGATAGACCGCATCAGCTTCGGTGATTCCCATTTCATAGACTACATCTATATTAGGTATATCCATCCAGTCAAGTTCTTCTTTGGTTATACCACGGTCTTCTAGGTTTCGTCCGATACCAATAGTATCAATTCCTAATGTGTCCTTGTACACCTGTAGGCGCAAACCTTCTGATACTACAAGTTTTTCAATTAAATAGTCTCTATTGTATTTCATATGCCAACAGCCCCTATTATGCCACATGTATAATCAACAGTTTTCCAAGCACCATCAGGTGGTATGCTTTCATGTATAGCTTTTATTTCTAAACACTCAGGCTCACTATCAAACCATTGAATAGTTTGTTTGTAACATTCTCCTTGCGGAGTACAGGCTGTTAATACTAATGCCCAAATTATAGCAGTCATTTTACTTTATCTTCTCTACTGTGTAATCTTTTTGCTTGGGTCTGATGTGCATTACCCTCGTGATTCATCCATACCGCAAATGCACCTGTCATGGCCCCCGTGACTACACTCACTAGTGCCGCTTGTTGACTTGTCGGATCGGGCAGTATCATAAACCACTCCACTACTCGCCACGCTGACACTGACATCATTAACATCATTAGTCGTGGTAGTAGCTTCCACGCCAGCACTCTTTCCATTACGCCTGTCACGATTTTCTTTTGCCTGTTCTTCTGTTGTTTGGTTGTGCATACTCCACATCTGCACTAGGACTACCTTTTACCAAAGAATTTAGTAGCACTGCGTACACCAAAGCTGGCAGCAACAATAACACCAAGACTATACTGATACCACTCAGGCATCTTGTTGAGTTGTTCAAATCCGTTTTGTACGACATCTTCCATACCCGGAATAAATGCTAATATTAATGGTATGCTAAATAAAACTACAAGCCATTCATCTTTCCACGAGGATGTTGAAGAACGAGCCATTTCAATGTCCCAATCAATTTCACCAGTGGCTTTCTTTTCCATGATAGCTGCTTCAGCCACAGCCTTTGCGACTTTAGTTTTAGCGTTTGCTTTTGTTTGCTCAACTTTTCCATCCATCCAACTTCCTGCAATATTTGCAATTGGGCCTATCAATGCTGTCCACATTAGCTTCCTACTCCTCGTCTGAACTTGGCGGTTTTCTTTGATATCTCTTTAGGCTGCTTGACGAACTGCTTACCAGCACGAGTTCCTTTTCTTTTAGCACGGGTGGTAGCTGCGTATTCTTGCGGCGAAAGCGATTTGATAGCAGCGGTTGGTAAATAACGCTCACCTGTTTCTGAGGACTTTTTGCCACTCTTAGTTCTCCACTTTTGACCTGTCCAGTTCTTTAGACTTTGTTGTGATTTTTTAAGTGCCATGTCTAAGTTATACCATTGTGTTATAGATTTGTCAATAGAAAAATAAAAAGACCTATAGCTATACTAAATACTAAAACTAAAGCAAGAGAAATTTTTATGTTATCTAGTAACTCTTGTTGTCTCTTTAGTGCTTCTCTTCTAGCTTTAGCTGCAGCTTCTTTAGCTTCTTGTATTCTTTTCTGTCGTTCTGCTAATATATTCTTCCACGTACCGGGGCCAAATCTCATATCAACCATTGTAGCTACTTCTTGCAACTTTTCTGCTGCAATCTTAGCATCTATCATTTCTCTTGCTACGGTGCTTACGCCAAACTGGTCGGTAACGCCCATACCAGACTTTTTAGCCCGGTCTTGTTGTACCTGCTTCTCTCCTTGAAACAGTTGGTCAATGTATCCAGCAATATCGCCTATATCGTTGGCGGTGTTAATGGTAGACTTAATACCATCTACGGCACTCTTTACCAGTGCAATACCCGCAAGGGTTTCTGCAATCATCTCTATTCCTCATTGGTTGGTTTTATGCCGCTATAGACGGATTGTTTGCTTCTACCCCCATCCATTTAGACCACTCTGCATAGTAGTGCCTCATGCCTACTTCATCGTGTATTGTGCTATTCTCATGTCTTCCATGCAAGATGTTACGGGGTTCTGTACCTTCTCGCATTGTTGTACCCTGACCTGCTACGCCTATTAAGTCTTCGTGCAGGTTTCTACCGAATG